GCTCGCGCAGCAGCTTGCGCACGCTGACCATGGTCTTCTTGCCGTCAGGGTAGTGGGCGATCTGGGGCGTGTTGTTCTGGATGTAGCCCTGCCACAGCCAGCACTCGCCTTCTTCAATGGCTCGGGCCTTGATGCTCTCGAGCGTGTGAACGGTGCGGGGCTTGCTCACTGCTTGACCCCCGACAGGAAGCGCTGAAGGCGGGGCTGCAGTTCGCCGTAGCGGGTCTGCAGCTGGTCGCGCACGCACTGGTCGATGATCGAGCTGACGCTTCGGCGCTGGTCTTCAGCGGCCTTGGTGAGCAGCTCGCGGCTGTCCTTGTGTAACCGCACAAGGAACGGGATTCGTTTGGTGTCCATGCCCATAAGTATAGCGGCGCGATATTGGGTTTTGCGATTCAGCTGCAAATTTGTTTGTTTATTAGGGTAAGCACCTAGAAAATTATTTGTTTACCCAGTCCAATACCGATATCGTTTTGTGTTTACAATACTCCATGTTCAACGAGCAGATGACGCTCAAGGAGTTCAACATGTACCTGATCACAGATTCTTTCGGCACCCGTCAACGTGCATGGAGCCGCGCAGAAGCGCTGGCCTGGTTGGCCAAGTGCAGCGACGAGGCCCAAGTGGCCGACATCTTCGGTCGCGTTGTGGCCACCCGCATCCAGGGTTGATGCCATGGATCACACCCGCAACCTGCAGACCATCGGGGACAACCTCGAGCGTGCCCTGGCTTACGCCATGGCCAAGCCCACCGATTGGAACGTGTCCAGAGCCTTCGCCTTGGTGCAGGCCAAGAACGATTACCACCGGTTCATGGCTGGCGAGATCAAGCGCCATGAGATGTGCCACACGGCCATCCAGCTGACCATGGACATGCCCGAATGGGGCACTTACGGCACCTGATCGGAGACTGACATGACCAAATTCGTTGCTTACTTTCGCGTTTCCACAGACCGCCAGGGCCAGTCCGGCTTGGGTCTGGACGCCCAGCGCACAGCTGTTGCCCAGCACATCGGCCAGGCCGAGCTGGTGGCCGAGTTCACCGAGGTGGAGTCTGGCCGCAAGAACGACCGCGAGCAATTGGCCGCAGCTCTGGCCACAGCCAAGCGCACAAAGGCCACGCTGGTGATCGCCAAGCTCGACCGCTTGGCTCGCAATGTCCACTTCGTGTCTGGCCTGCTTGAGTCTGGCGTGCCGTTCGTGTGCGCAGACATGCCAGAAGCCGACCGCACCTGGCTGCAGATGTCTGCCGTGTTCGCCGAGTGGGAAGCACGCAAGATCAGCGAGCGCACAAAGGCCGCTCTGCAGGCCGCAAAGGCCCGTGGCGTGCGTCTTGGATGCCCAGACCCCAGCAAGGGCAGCGCAGCTGGCAATGAGCGCATCCAAGCCCGCGCTGATGCCTTCGCTGCCCGCGTGCTGCCGGTCATTGAAAAGATCAAAGCCCAGGGGTTTGGCACCATGCGCGAGATCGCAGCCGAGCTGTCCAGCCGCGGCATTCAAACCGCCCGCGGTGGTAGCGTCTGGCACGCAAGCCAGGTCAGCAACATCATGGCTCGCGCATGAGCGAGCTGCACACCGTCCTGTTGGCCATCGCCGTTGGCGTTGGCATAGCAGCCCAGTTCCTTGTCGTGGTGTTCGGGCCTGTGTGGCTCAAGCGCCGCGACAAAAAATCGGCAGAGAAGCGCGCAGCTCTGATCGAGTCCTTCGCCAGTGCGCAAAAACTTGGAGAAAGCAATGAGTGAAAAAACAAAAGACCGTTTGTGTGCCGTGGCCACCATCGTCTTGTTCGCCTGCATGGGTGTCATGCTGGCGTGGAGGGGTTGATCATGGAAGCCAAGAGAGTCAATCCGACCGAGAGCTTGCTGGGTGGTCGACCCTACACACCGTCCGCATCCACTGATGTGGCCAAAACCTGGCTCAACTTTGGCTGGGTTCCTCCCAGCCGTGAGGCCCAGCAGCAGGCCATGCAACGCCTCAACCCCATGTCTGTCAGCCGGGGGGTCGCGTCATGAGCCAGGCCGCGCAGATACTCGACATGCTCAAGCGTGGCCCTGTCACTGCCATGGACGCGCTCGACCAGGCTGGCTGCTTCCGACTTGCAGCCCGCATCGCTGACCTTCGCGCAGAGGGTCACGAAATTCTCACGGAGACCATCACCACCACCACTGGCAAACACATCGCCAGCTACAAACTGAAAGGAGCCAGCGATGGCCGGAAAACTCACTGATGACCGCGAGATGTCTGCCTCGCGCCTGCCTGGCCTCATGGGCTTCAGCAGGTACAGCACGCCCAATGACGAGCTGCAGTTCAGCATCAACGCCATCGACGGCAAGGAGCGCCCAGACATTGGCAACGAGGCCATGGGCTGGGGCAACACGCTCGAGCCAGTGATCTTGGAGCAGTCAGCCAAGCGCCTGGGGATTGACGAGTTCAACACCCAGATCACAGAGGCTTACAAGCACCGCGACATTGCGCTGCAGTGCAGTCTGGACGGCATCGGCTTCGGGCTTGGGCAGGAGATCACCACAGACCCCGACAAGGGCATCTATGTTGTCGGTCAGGACAGCATCGTGCTGAACGGGCCAGGCGTCCTCGAGGCCAAGCTGACCAAGACCATGCCAGAGGATGTGCCGCACCTGGCGCGTGGCCCGATCCAGCTGCAGGGCCAGATGCTGGTCACCGGCCACAAGTGGGGCGCGGTCTGCGTGCTGTACCAGGGCATTGAGCTGCGCGTGTTCCTGTTCGCCCCGCACAAGGAGACCCAGGGCGCGATCATCAAGGCCGTGCAGGATTTCGAGACCCGGCTTGAGACCTACCGCCAGACGGGTGGCATTGAGTGGTATCCACCCCAGACCAGCAAGGAGCTGGATCGCATCTACCCCATGGCTTCAGTCAAAGAAGAGGTCGAACTGCCGCGCACCATTGGCGACTTGGCGCGGGTCATCCTTGAGAACAAAGCCGCGATACGCGCAGCTGAAGCCAGCATCGAGGACGCCGAGAAGCTGATCAAGCAGGAGCTTGGCCAAGCCGAGAAGGGCAGAGCAGGCGACTATGTGATCAGCTGGCCAATGCGCAATTACAAGGATTCTCCAGAGCGACTGGTGCCTGCGAAGAAAGCCTACAGCGTGCGCCAGTCCACGCTGTCGATCAAGGAACTGCAGTCGTGAACTTGCCAGACAAGCCAGCCATCAGGGCTGCATACGAAACCGCCGTGGTTGCGTTTTTGAACGCATGCCCCATGGCAGAAGAACACGAAGCCGAGGATTTTGTGGACGCCATGGCGACACTGATCTTCACCACCATGCAAACTTATGTAGAGGAAGAAACAAATGACAGCACTGACAGTCACTAACCGCCAGGGCTTTGCCCCAGCCACAATTACCGAAGCCATCCAGTTCAGCAAGATGCTGGCCGACAGCAGCATGGTGCCCAAGCAATACCAGGGTAAACCCCAAGACATCATGGTCTGCGTGCAGTGGGGCTATGAGATCGGCCTCGCCCCCATGCAGGCCCTGCAGAACATCGCCGTGATCAACGGCAAGCCCAGCGTCTACGGTGACGCCGCCATGGCCCTGGTGCAGGCCAGCAACGTCTGCGAGGACGTGCAGGAATACTTCGAGGGCGAGGGCACACCGAACCCCATCGCGGTCTGCGTGGCCCAGCGCAAGGGCCGCAAGCCGGTGGTGGCCAAGTTCTCGGTCGAGGACGCCAAGCGAGCTGGCCTGTGGGGCAAGCAAGGCCCATGGCAGGCATACCCCAAGCGCATGATGCAGATGCGTGCCCGTGGCTTTGCCCTGCGTGACGCCTTCCCTGATGTGCTGAAGGGTCTGATCACCGCAGAGGAGGCGCAGGACTACCCGGACGAGGCCAAGCCCAAGCAGGCCCGCGACATCACGCCACGCAACCCGCTGGACATGGTGGCCAAGCCAGCCATCGAGGCAACCAGCGACCGCGCCCAGATCGAAGACCTGATGGCCGACACCGTCGATGCCGTTGTGCTGCCTGGCACCGAAGTGGTGGACATCCCTGAAGTCGCGCAGGTGACAGAGGCTGTGGCGGAAATGCAACAGCCAGAGCCAGTGGCCGAGATGCCAGAGCGCGTGCCCGGTGAGGACGATGAGCCTTGGGTGCCAGAGCCAATGGTGGTGGGCGATGGCTTCGCTGTGTTCGTGCCTGGCAAGACCACACCCACCAGCGTGCATGCCAGCCTGGACGAGTGGCAGGACGCCTACGAGGACATGGCCGACAAGATCGCCAGGGCAGGCAAGCGGCCAGCACGCGAGCGCATGACGATCCTGCGCGAGTTCAAAGAGACCAACCTCGAGACCCTGCAGCGGGTGGACACGGTCAAGCGACTGCGCCACACGGCTGCGTACAGCAAGCGCCTGGCGGCGCTCGGTGCAGCTCAGTGACCCATGCTGGCGAGGACTGCCTTGTATCGCTTCTCGCGGTCGGGCAGTCCGATGGTTCCACCGTTGATGCGCTTGGTCAGACCGACAAAGTCGCCAGCGTCAGCGAGTGGGCCGCACTTGTTACTCGCCCAGAACCAGGCCGCTGACAGCGCAGCGCCCTCTGGTTGCAGCAGCAGGTCAGGGTTGCCCACCAGGTCCAGCTCGAGCGCCTTGCTGCACCGGGTGTAGTTCTCCTTGCCGGTCAGCTGCTTGAGGCCGCGCCCCCGATACTTCCAGCCCTCGCCAGACTCGACCGGGCCATTGCCCATGCGCGAGCTGTAGACCACGTTGGCCAGCAGCTCTGGCTTGCGGTGCAGGGCCAGGGCGAACCTGTTGGGGATGCTCTTGCCCTTGGCGTCTTTCTTGACCTTGCCGTCTGGACCGTACTCAGCGAAGCGCTTGGGCCAGACCACGGCCATGGTGTCTGCTGAGTAGTTCAAGTTCTCCACCAGCGCGGTGTACCCGCCAGACTCATGCGCGGTCTGCGCGAGCCATGCGGCCACCTGGCGCTCGGTCTCTATCCCAAAACGTGCCATTGCATTTTGGACATGGGGGAGCCACTGCAGGGCCAGCTCGCGCTTGATGCCCGCAGCCATCAGCTGGTCGATGCCGGGCGTCACTTCTTGTCGTCCTTCAAGCGACTGCCAAAGCTCGAGCCAAGCAGGAAGGAGAACATCGACGCCATCACCGTGCCCAGCATGAAGCCCAGGATGGTGTCAGCGAAGCGCACGTTGCTCTCTGGGATGTTGCTGAACGTGATCAGAGGGATGTAGGTCATCGCAAAGATCGACCACACCGTGATGAAGTAATAGGTGAAGCGGCGCACGAATGGATCGCTGGACTGCATTGCAGCCTTGGCCATGTCGCGGGCGTTGGCCTTGTCCTTGATCTCAGCATCGACCAAGAACTCTTCGTGCTTCATCGCCGCCTCTTTGAGCCTGGCGTAATCCTCTGGCGTGGCCTCGCCCTCTGGCTTGAGCTTGAGGCCCGTCTTCTCCTCGACGTACTCAACGCCCTTGTCCATCACGGCATCGGCCAGTTTGGGCAGGCCGTTGGAGATCAGCCCCGAAACAATTGAAGCGAGTATTGGCAGCATGTCATGCCTCCTTTTTTTCTTCGGTTGGTTTGTCGTCACCGGGTGGCGTTGGCTTGGATGGCAGCATGTCGTTCAGCACATCCTTGCCCTTGATGGCCAGCAGTGTGGCCAGCGAGCCGAGGATGTACTTGCTCATGTCTGACAGCAGGAAGAAGAACTGCTTGTCGGCTGGTGCGATGCCGCTCATGGGCTGGGTCACAAACACCAGCGAGTAGAGCGAGAAGAACACCATGCCCATGACGGTCAGTGCAAACACCAGGCCGATGAAGAACCGCAGAAGAGAGTCGAGCTGTTCGGGGGTGTACTTCATTTCTCGTTCTCCATCTTCATGTCGGTGGGCTTGTTGAGCTGGTCAGGGCACACGCCGTTGATTGAACACATAGGCCTGATGCACTCGGGTTTCTCCCAGTTCTTTGGGTCTTGGCATGCGTAGCGAAAGCGCTCATCGCACCCGGCCAGCAGCAGCAGCAAAGTCAGCTTCCACATTTGACCTCCCGGCAGTAGTAGACGATCTCGACGCCGATCCACATCAGCACCACAAAGACGATGGTGGCCAGCGTGATGGCAGTCCACAGCTCGAGGTCTTCCTTGCGCTTCTTCAAGGCTTGCTTCGCTGCGTCTGCGGCCCTGCGGCGCTGGGCTTTGTCGTCCTCGTCCATTTGCTTGCGGCGGTTGACGATCTTTTCCCACACGTCCATGTTGTTCGGGAAGAACAAGCCTTTGACCTGCTCCTCGAACTGGCGGGCGCTCTCGATGGCCAGCTCCAGCTCCACGGCCTTGCCCATGTTGGAGCCTTTGAAGCCACCCTTGTTGACTTCCTCCAGCACCTTGACCGCATCGGCCTTGGCGTCGAAGTATTTGCCCAGCACAGGTCCGAGGCTACGCACGTCATCGACCGTCTTGACAGCTTTCTTGACGAGGTTAACCGCAGCACTTACTGCTGCTAAGGCGGTTAGCGGGTCGATCATCGCAATACCTCAACTACTATTTTTGCCGTCCAGATGACAATACCAACAATGAAAATCGCCGCGACCAGAGCCTCGGCGAAGTCCTTCATGGCTTGTCGGCCTTGCCGTCCAGCTTGTCGAAGATTTGCCGCAGAATCATCTTGATCTCAGCGATGTCAGCTTTGTAGTCGTCCTTCTGGACGTAGTCTTGCAAGAGGCGTTCTCGCATAGCTGAAGCATCATCTTCCAACTTTTGGACTTTACGCGTGACCTGATTGAACACAAACACCGCCAAGAAGGCGGCGATGGCCACTACGAAGTTAAAAATTTGTTGGTTGTCCATGGCCGTATTTTACTCAGGTTGCGGTTCCGCAGGCAGCGGCGTGTTGCCCTCGTCCAGCCATTTCAGGTACTCGGCGTAGTCTGTGTTGGCTGGGTCAAAGGGGATGAAAGCGTTGTCAGCGAGGCGCTTTACGCAGGTTGCTGCGCCCATTAAGGTGTCGGGAAGAAGTTGGTACATGATTAAAGCTCCGCTGATGCCATCCAGTAGAAATTGAGTTCTTCCCCATTCCGATTCCCAATAAATGCCTCGGTGGTAGATGTTTCGATTGTAACCATTGGGTTGTACCCGCCATTAATGCCAAGGGTGCTGAAAGCCACAGTTGCAGGGGTTCGCTTATTTGCTTTGTAAGGAACCGTGGCAAATACCGTAGTCATGCCACTGTTAGGGTAGTAGTATTTTGCATTACCTGTTTCATAGTACCGCTGGCACATGATGAGCTCACGCCCGTAGTCCCTGCGCTCAAACGGGGAAGCAACGCTGCCAGCTTCAAGCTGTACGCCTGTGATGTAGAAGGTGGCTCCGCTTGTGCCTACTACTGAGGTGGCTCCTGTGGCTG